GCAACAGGAACTATAGTTGCTAACAATACAAATACTATAAATGGTATAAATATAAATAACAGTAACCAAGAAATATCTGGTATTGGTAATATTTATGCTCATAAATTTTTCGATAGTCAAGATGATAATTACTACGTAGATCCTGGGCACTCGGGTATATCTGTAAATGTTGCTGGCCAAATTATCGGTGCTGGTAATGCTAATATTGGTGGTATTGCTATAAATGCTTCTAATAAAGAAGTATCTGGTGTTGGTGATTTATATGCTTATAAATTTATTGATTCACAAACTGGTACTCATTATTTAGATCCAGGTAATAGCACACTATCATTAGTCACTGCTGGTAAAATAACAATAGGCGCATTTACAATACCAAAAACAATTGGTACTGCAGGACAAGTATTAAAAGTGCCAAGCTCTGGTACTGAATTAGAATGGGGAACTGCAACTGCATCTGCACAAATAGGAGATTTAAGTGTAACACCTATAAGTAGTGCAGATGATTTTAAAGTATTGATTGATGGAAATTCCGCAGGTATATCTGTATTATCAAATAGCGGAACAAGTGGAAGTTCGAGTGTAGTTGTTGGAAAAGATGGACAGATTAATGGCGGTATATTTGAATACAATAAAGCATTATCTGCGGTAAGAATACAAAGACACGGTGCGGTTTATATAACAATTAATTCATTAGGTGTTGCATTAAGTGGTATTCCAACTCACGCAGACGATACCGCTGCGGGTACTGCTGGATTATTAGCTGGTCAGTTATACAAAACTTCCGGTGGAGATTTAAAAATTAAACTATAATATGAAACTATGGAAAATTGTCCTTTTTGCGGTAGCTGTACTTGTCACTAGTTGCTCAATACAGAAAAAACCTAAATTACAAATTACACATGTCTTAGCTGTAACTCAGCAAGGTGACACATTAACTATACCTATTGATGTTATAAGGCCTGTTAATTATAGAATAATAAACTATAATACAACGCCAAGCTACGGGTGGTATCACGGTGGTAGAACATACCATTATGATTATAGTTACAGTTCCTCAAATAGAGGAAGCAATAATAACGATAAAGGTTCAAATAAAATTGTGCCTAGAGAAGATCCTGGAGACGGGAGACCATCAGGAGAAGTTTTAATGAAAGGAAAAAGGTAATGAACTTTTTTGATTTTAATAATAACGGAAAGTATGATTGGTGGGAATATTTATTACCTATTGTAATAATATTTATAATTGAAATTATTGCCGAGGTTGTGGCAAAATTTTTGATATTTTAGAATATCGAGGAGCTGTTTTCATAATCTTTAATCCATTCATCCAGCCAGTATAAGGTACTTCGCCTACACTCAAATTACTGAGCATATGCCAATTTATAATACCTCTTCTTTTAAGAGAGCACATATATTGTTGTTCCATATCTTTATCATGAGCTGGTCTGTTTAACACATACACTGGTAAGTGCCAACTATGAGGATTGCAATTACTTACTTGGCCACGTTTATCACGTGGTCTTTTATCAACGCTTTTAGCGAAGAAATCAAAACCTATAAGATCAATACTTTTATAGGTTTTTACTTTTTGTATAAACCATAATATAGTTATAAATCCCGCACTAGGTCTATAATCGTTAACGCCTAACAAATCTTTATCAAACTGTTTCATAACGCTAACTAATTCATTGTCAGAATACATTTCGGTATATTCTGGAAAGTCTTTTGGTAATCTATTTTCTAATACCCAGTCTTTTAATTTTAAATTACCACGGCATCTATTTAATAATACTTTAGTATTTTTAAATTTACCGTTAATAAATTTATTTTTAACAGTAGTATATGATGGCGATCTAAATTGTCCAGTAACCCATATATCACATTTAGTGCCTAATGATTCTTCTTGTAAATCATTAGCTTCAATAGCTCTACCAAACCTTACAACAATATCATATTCATCGATAAACTTTGCGAGTTTATGATTCATAATCTCTACAGAGTTACCGACAAATATAATACGTTTATTTTTTACAAACTGTTGTATACTCTCCACCATTCTTCAGAAGCTTGTGCATCCCTATAGTCATCAAACCAAGGTCCGCCGTTTGTATAATGTAATGCTTTAGCGCCTTTTAAATCATAGTGACCAACTAAACAATTAAATTCTTTAGGTAAATCAATTATGTTATTATCATTAATAAAATAAAATTCATGCAGTTGTTTTGGTGTTGCATTATCTATATATTCTTTTGATAATTTATTTTTAAATTGTTTACATCTAAATAGCATTAAGCTAGACCAATTCTTTTTTGGGTATGATTTGTTTTCAATACCATTCATTTTATTGCTTTCAGCTTCATAATCTTCATGTTTTACAACCGCCATTGGTTGATCAGCATTTAAGTACTTTCTTAACTGTCTTGGATCACATTTCCATAAAAAATCATTATCACAAAACAATGCCATTCCTTCATAATTACAAAGTAACGGTACATAAAATCTTGTGAAAGAAAATTCTGTTGATTCACCTGGCACATCTTCTCTGCCATATATACCAGCTTCTTTTAATTTAGATTTGTTTAGCCACGTTATATCCGCTTCTGGCCAGTAATTTTTTATAGATCTTTCGCAAACTTTTGTTGCATCTGTAAATCTTGAGTCGTGTCCTATAAATATTCTCATTTTATATTTTTTTACCTGATGTTTTTCTGTTTATATCGTCGTGATTAAATTCAGCCCAGTACAATTCAAATGCTACACCATCTTCTAAACCTTCAAACTGATGAAACTTACCGGGTTTAACCATAGTAAAATCTCCAGCTTCAAGTATTGTTTCGTCCACAAGGCCTTGATCTTCTTGCCAAACTCTGATAAGCATTTTACCAGATTCAACAAAAAATCCATTCCACTTATATTTATGTTCATGTTCTGAACATTTAAATCCTTTATTATATTCTATTCTGTGAAACTCTAATACACCATTTTTGTGTACCATCTCAGTTTTACCCCAAATTTTTCCTGCTTTCATAATTTATTAAAATAAGGTTTTGACCAGTTTCTTTTATTCATAAGTCTAGCTTGACTTTGTGATTTTTGTTTTTGTTTAGGTTGCCAAGCAATCCACTCTGGTCTGCCATTTTGTTTATTTGATGTTACTTTAAATTTTTCTATAGATTGATTAGGCTTGTTTTTAAAGTGTATACTAATCAATATTCTTGGCCCTATTGTATCAACTTTGTGATATTGGTATTGTGGTATGTATAGCAAATCGCCAGGTTCTAAAATAAACTCTTCAGCTATTTCATCTGGCTTATCAGGCGTAAACTCTTTGTATATTGTCCACTTAGTTTTACCTTCAGTATGGAATAAGAAGTTTTCAGTTTGGTCTGCATGTGCAGGAAATGATTTCGAATTAGCTTTAGGTGAAGCATATATATTAGCTTGTCCCGTACCAAAGTATTTTTCAAATTCAAAACATATATCAACTAATGCTTTCTTTTCATACTCAACAAACGGTATAACAAATGTTTTACCATCAGTCCATTGTTTATACATTTTTTGCTTACTCAGTAAAGGTAATTTTAATTTACCTTTTCTTACTTTATCTAAACACCATCGGCCATCACCTTGTTTACGGTAATCAATAATTTGCAAACCTTTTAAATGAGGGTATCTATTCAGGTAATTACTAAAGTCATTCCAACCAAATAGGTCTTTAAATTTATTCCTTCTAATAATTAAATGTTTCTTGCCCCAATAGTTTTTAAAAAAGTTTGCAACGCCTACAGGTTCTAGTATTTGTTCTATTGTTATTTTATCCATCGCACGCTAAACAGTTTTCATCCATAGCTTGATCAGCAATATCGCCTCTCAATACAGATTCGGTTCTCATATAATATAATGTTTTAATGCCTTTTTTCCACGCAGCCATATGTACTTTGTTAAGCCATTTAGGTGTAGCCTCGCTTGGAAAAGCTAAGTTTAAACTAACTGATTGGTCAATATATTGTTGACGTATACCAGCTTGATTAACCAATTCTAATTGATTAATTTCTTTGAAAGTTTTGAAAACTTCTTTGACAGGTATGCCGTGAGGCCCATGTATAATGCTGTCTAATTGTTTTAAACCTTGTATAGATCCTCCGTCTTTTAGTATTTGATTCCATATAATTTCATTATCTATTTTATGCTTCCTTAAGATTTTTTTAAGAGTTGGGTTTTTACGAATGAAAGTACCTTTTGCACTTTGCTCTGTGAATACATTAGCTGCCCACGGTTCAATACCTGGGCTAACGTTTCCACTAAGCTTAGAGTTACTGACAGTAGGAGCAATAGCGCGTAAGTGGGTATTACGTAAACCAGTACCGACACACCAAAGAGGTTCTCCAAAAATTTCAGCCATAGCTCGTGAAGCTCGTTCAGACTCGATTTTAATTTGTGAAAATATTTTTCTTGTTTCATATGTTGCTAATAATCCTTCAAATGGTAAACCTTTTTCCTGTAAATATGTATGCCAGCCAAGCACACCCAATCCTAATGCTCTACCTTTTTCAGCAGACCTAACAGAATTGTGGAAGCCAACTTTACCTTTTGACTTTTGTATAAATTCTTCTAACACGCCGTCAAGAAACCAAGTGGCGTCATATATTAAATTGGTTCCTTTCCATTCATCATATTTGGCTAAATTTAATGATGATAAACAACAAACAAAAGAATGTGACTCATCAGTATGCAGTGTAATTTCGCTACATATATTTGTCATATGTACTTTTAGTCCGTGTTTTTTATAAGCATCTGGGTTATTTTTGTTTGTATTTCCCTTAAATAAAATGTAAGGTTCTCCAGTTGCTTTACGTTTTTGTAATAGCTTGCCCCATAACCTCCTCGCTGTTTGATCTCCGTTATCAAGTCTTCGCATGAACTTGTCGCCGACCACAGCGCACTGGTGTAGGTTGAGCGATTGACGATTAACGTCTCCTTTAGGTTCTCGTATTTCCAACCACTCTTCAAAATCGGGGTGGTCAATATTAATATTAACGCTTGCAGCTCCTCTTCGGACAGATCCTTGGTTCGTTGCGAGTATAGTGCTATCGTAGATTTTACAAAAAGGCACAGTTCCATCAGATGTTCCATTTCCTGTTATGTTTGCACCGGCGGGTCTAATCATATTAAGTCCGATTCCTACTCCACCGCCGTGCTTTGCGAGTAACATCATTTCTAAATTTTTCATACCAATGTCATAAATGCTGTCAGCAACATCAATTCCAAAGCATGATATAGGCAATCCTCGATCTGTGCCTGCATTAGATAGCACAGGAGAAGCCAAACACAACCAACCCTTCCATATATATTGAAAGAAAGTTTCAATTAGTTCTGGGCGATTTAAACGCTTCGCTACAGTTGTACAAACACGCATATAAGCATCACGCGGCGATTCATCATTAATTAAATAACCACCAGCTATTGTTTTTTTATACACATCTGTGTCACCCCACGAAGGATAGTCTATACCTTTTTTCCAATCTTTATTCCACATATTAACTTATTAAATGTTTTACCCAAGCAAATAAACCATTAAGGTTTAATGCTACTAAATTCCATTGTTTTCTTGATCCAGTCTGTATCATTACACAAATAAAGCCTATTATATATAAGCGAGGTTCTAATGTCCATTGAGCAGCAACTAAAAAGCCGGCGCCCATATATCCAATACGAGTAGCCATTCTTTCTAATGGGCCTAACTGCCTTCTTCTTTCAACAAGAAATTTTTTTAACTTATAGCTTACCATATATCCTGGAAATCTTCGCCTTCATTTGCTTTACTATAGTCAGTCGGTCTAACAGCAAAGAAATCAGTGTGAGTGTGACCCCCAGTAAGATGATCGAACCAAGCCATTTTGTCAATTGATTTTTGGTCATAAAAAGTAAAATCCCATTGTTTATATTTTTTTGATGTGTAACCTAGCTCAGCTAACTTATCGCCAACTCTTTTCTTAATAAAATGCTTAAGATCATATTCCCTTATACCTTCTATATCACCCATTTCAAATATCTTACTAATGTAAGTCATTTCAGCATTGTGCATTGTTAATGCAGCTTCATATATGTGTGGCTCACATTCAGCTTTTAAGCCAGGTATTTGAGAACACATATGTCTAAATAATTGACAACCCATCTTACTATGTAATGATTCATCTCTTACAGACCATTTCATTTGTTGTCCTATACCTTTAAGTAAATTACGTAGCTGAAAGCTATAAAGAACGGCAAAAGCAGAGTATAAAGAAACCCCTTCTGCGAAAGCTGAAAAAGTAGCCAGTGACTTTCCGATACCAACGGGATCGTTGCCATCATATGCAACAAGGTTATCAAAACGAGCAGCCGTAGCTGGTTCATGAAGAAAAGCTTCGTAGTCTTCGAGTCCAAGTGTTTCATTTAAATAACTATAAGCTACAGCGTGTATTGTTTCTTGTGAGCCGAACATCATAGCCATTTGCTGTATCTCATGTTTAGGAAACCATGATACGACTTTTTGTGTCCAGTAATCAGACACTGCACATTCTGTTTGTGCAAAACCTAATAGTATATTACCTACTAAGTTTTTTTCTTTATCATTTAACTTTTCATTCCAGTCTTTAACATCACCTGACATAGGTATTTCTGTATGTAACCAAAATGCCTGAGCTTGTTTTAACCAACCTTCTGTATAATACTCAGGGTATTCAAAAGGCTTATACGGTATTCTTTCTGTAAATAAGGGTGCTTTCATATTTTGTTTTTCCATTCTATAGCAAGATCAATAAATGGTAAATAAAATACCACTTGTGACCAAATAGGCCCTTCGTAAGTTCTAACCCCAAATAATAATCCAGGATATAAACCTACAGCCATTGACCAATCATTTTCTTTGCCGTCTATATTGTTTGACATAATTTTAATTTTAATAACATTTTATTCCGTATTGATCATGTATAAATACTAAGTCCGACCATTTTAAATAACCACGTTTTTTTATTGACCATCTAATAAATGTATCGATCTTACGTTCTTTATACTTACGTCTAGCTAAATGTTTGCTGGACTCTTTAGTATTTCTATTACGCGGTCGCATTCTTTGTGATTTTGTGGTTTAAATAAAGTATAGTTAGGAAATTGTTCCATTACTAATTTTTTAAATAGTTTCCATCTCATTGGAAACGATTCGTTAGGTCTTCCTTTAGTTTCTATTATAAAGCTTTTACCAATAAAATCTGGTGTATACTTTATAGGTAAGATTCTTTTCTCGCCTCTGTTTTTAAATAGTCCTTTGCTATTTGATTGTCGTTCCCAACATTCATTTTCAAAGTGAAAGCCATTTAATAATACAAAAGTTTCACCTTCGTATGAAGCTTTTATGCCTGCTTTTTTCAAAGCGCAGTACATATATTTTTCTAATCCTGAGGCAAAATTTATTCCGTCATATGTAACTTTTTTAGAAACTACAGGACCTCTTTTTCTTTTATATGTCCTTCTTTTCATCCTTTACAAATGTTCCGTTAATCATCTTGCCTTTCCTATTTAATATTTCTGTATAGGCAGCATCAATGCATTCTTCTATAGTTAGTTTTTCTAAGTGAGCTAAATTAGTTAACACTACAACTATATCGCCAATAGCATCTTTTATTTCAGGTTTATCATTCTTTAATAAAGCTTTAGCTAACTCACCAGCTTCTTCTTGAAGCTTAACATATTGTGTTTTACTATCGCCTTTCTTATATAAACCTCTTTGTTTAGCCCAATCCCTTATATTGTCGAACGTCCATGTTCTTGTTTCAACTTGATCAACTAAGCTTTCAAAGCTATTCATTTTATTAAATGCTTCCCATAAAGCTTTATTATATACATAACTTCTATCGCTATTATACATTGATACATGAGCATTAGTTGCAATCCAATCGGCTAACTCTGTGGTCATTCTAATTTTCCCAAATTCTATATTCCAGTTTAAACCAATCTGATCGTGTAGCCTGCCCTTTAATTTCATTAATGGTACAGGAAATGTTGTAGTTTGTTCGGTTACGTTTAATTTCATTTTAAATAAATTTTTATATAGTTTGTGATCTTTTCTATAGCCGTAAGACTTTTGAAGTTCTATTTCCTTTTCTGATATATAATTAATATCTGAAGACGATTCTAGAACCTCATATTCTCCAGGCTGATAGCCCTGCACTTGCGTAACCCTTTTATTAAGATCACGCGTAACTCCGATTTTTTTACCCGGAATGTGATATAAATAGTATGTTTCTGTCATTATTTTCCAACGTTTAATTTTGCCTTGATAGCAGGCATGGGGTTATAGTTAATTAATTCAAATTGTTTTTTCTTAGGTATTTGTAACCCAGGATTACTTCTGTGTCCTCCTTTAAATATAATACCATCGCCGTGTATTTTTAATTTTGGCAACTCTATATTACTAGGATTTCTGTAAATATACGTTTCAGCAGCATCTATATGATTTAAATATAAATGACAATCACCAAGCTGACCTATCAACTTACCTGGCTTGTATACTGTATTAACACAAAGTAATTCAAGTAATATACCGTACATTGCAATATCATATGGCAATCCTAAAAATACATCTGCAGATCTTTGAATCCACATTAAGTCCATTTTATCATCATTGATATTGACTTGTATAGCATAATGGCATGGAGGTAAAACCATATTTTTTAATTTGTCTGGTCTCCACGCGCTTAGTATATGTCTTCTAGATGCTGGGTCAACCATGATATTATAAATCAAATTCATAAGTTGATCGTAACCATTGAAGTCACGCCATTGTGCGCCATACACAGGGCCAAGCTTGCCATCTTGTCTGCCAGATCTTTTATAATCATCATCCCAATAGTGTACGCCATTCTCATGTAGATAGCCCAGATCGGTTCTTCCATTCATAATCCATAGCAATTCACTTATAGCATGATTAAAATACATTCTCTTTCCAACTAATAATGGAAAGCCTAATGCCATATCGTGTACAATTTGTCTGCCAAACAAAGACTTCGTGCCTACACCTGTTCTATCTTTTTTAGTTGGTGCTGACTGCAATAAGTTTGCTAGTAAAGCTCTGTATTCATTTTCTATATTTATCATAATAATATTTACACATTTTATAATACTCTGACCATAATGTATGTTTGTCATAAACAGACGGTGCAAAGTTACATTTCTCTCCTTTTTTATATGGGCCTAAGTTTATACATATTTTCCATTTACCATTTTCATTTGTACCCCAAGGTGATATTCTTATATTGTTTCTTGTACAAAATAATTTCCACTCTTGTTCTTCGCTTGTAGGCAAGTACTTTGGTAAAAAATTAGGTTTTCTTTTTTTATATAAACTTTTCATTAATCCCAGGGCATTGGTTCATCTTCTAAGCTTTGAACTTCGTGTGGAATAAAACAACCTGATCTAGGTTCCCATTTAAAATGAGCTTCAGCTCCATTCTCACCAAGATTTTGAAACTTAACTTTTAGAACTTTTGCTTTAACAGTTTTTTCTTGATAATCACGATGAACTAATAAGCCATGATAAGATGCATCGTACCATTCACCACCACCTTTAATGTTATACATAGTTGGTTCTTCAATTTTACCATTACTATCTTTATACATTTTAGTTGGATGAGCTACTATAAATACTAATACATCAAACTTCTTTGCAAACGATTCAATCTTAGTTAAATATTCCATTGTGTATCTGTTCACATCTTCTGTTTTACAGTCTACATCTCTAATTTTATTAAATGGGTCTATAACTAAACATTTAATACCTTTACGTTTAACCAGCTCAGCACCTTTACGCAATACAGATTCAAGTGTATATCTTTCCATATCAATGAAATAAAAATTATCATTGACGTGTTCAGCTACTTCTTTCCATTTGGCTGTGCCAATATCTGATGATCTTGGCATGTCTTGCCAAACTTTTCTCATTAACTTATGAGCATGCAAATATGTAGGTGCATTCTCAGGTGATGCAAATGCCGTTTTCCATTGATAGTTATTATTATAACCAACTACCATCTGATCAACGAAATCTGACTTTCCGCTACTAGGAATCCCAGTAACAGTGATAAACTGGCCAGTATAAGTACTGAAAATATTATCAAAATTAGGTATGCCAATTTGATAACCTTTCTTAAAACCATTTTGTACAAAGTCTGTAACTTCATGTTCTATATCTTTAAAAGTTGTTACATTTTCAAGTGGCACTGGCCTACAATCTGTAATTGTTTCAGCTAAATCTTCTTTGCCATACTTGATTAAATAATCGTTAGCATCTTTACAATCTGTAAAGTTTACTAAGTAACATACTTCAGCTCCTAGCCTTCTAATTAGTTCTGCTTGTAATGCTACGCCCGCTTCATCTTGATCAACGGCTAATATTATTTTTTCTTTGTCTGTAAAATAATCTATACAGTTATCAAGATAATCTAAATTGTTATGATTAAGTGTAGCTCCATTAGGAACAGACACTACATTTTTAATACCAGCTTCATGAAACGCTAACGCATCCATTTCACCTTCAACAATAACACATGTATCATAACCTACTATGCTATTAATATTATAAAAGACTTTCTCAGCACCTTTAAATAATTTAAAATGCTTTCGTCCGTCTCTGTATTTAATATTGATAAGCTCATCGCCTATCATATAGTTGAACTTAATTGTATTTTCAACCTTGCCAGTTTGTGGCATGAATTCTGGGCCCACTGATACATTACAATCTTCTAATGTACTCTGTGATATACCTCGTTCCTTAAACCATTCAATTACTTTATCGCTAGCGCTTACTGGTTTATGTGTTTTAGTAGTAAACTCTGGTTTAGTATATACTTTATCGCTGCCGCCTTTGCGTTGATAAGTATGTAATTGAAATGTTGAGTCACAGTTGTGGCAAGTACCCAAACCACGATCCCAATCATAACTAGCACACTTTGCTTTTTTATTTTCAGGTTTACGGTTATGTGAACACAGGGGACAAATCCCCTGCGTTGCACCAACCTTTAAATCGTGATGGTTAAACTGGTCGATTAAAAATCCGTTAATCTCCGTATTGTTTACTTGCATCGATTTTTAATTAAAATGGTAAATCATCAACTGGTTGTTGAACTTGTTGTGGCATAGCAGCTGGAGCATTATCTCTAGGTGCTGTTTCAACGTTATCGCCGTTCGTCCAAACTACTTTTACATTACCAAGATAAACTTTCTCAGTTTTAGCATCTCTTTCGTCTTTTGACTGTTGAACAATCACAGGACCTTGATTACCAAACTGATCAACTTCATCGTTGATAGTAATTGTAATTGGTAAGTACTTACCTTTCTTACCGTTGATAATTTTATCTTTCGGTATTTTAGTTAAGTCAATACTTGTTGCTATTATACTCGCCATATTATACTGTTGTTTGAAATAAATTATTGAACATAGTTCTTAGCTCAGTAGTTCCTACTGTAGCTCCCGTAGCTTGTAATCTACGTCTAAAGTTGTCAGCTTTCTTACTGTACAAATGTAAACCGTCTGATGCATTTTTGTTTGCATAAAACTCTGTTGTAGGAAATGTCATTCCTGTCATTGCACATTCTTTTGTTGTAACTTTTCTTTTTCTTGCCATAATTAAATTAAAGTGTTAAATTAATAAAAAATTGTGATGGATCAAATCCATCGGTTTTGTAGAATAAATCGTAAGCTTCTACAGCTCTTTTAACCTTGTCCTTACCTGATTCATAAAATTGAGGTGAACAATCCATAACTGCTATTTGATGAGTTTCTTTGTCAATTACTACAAAACAAAATTCATACCCAAATATAGTACTATATATATAAGCCTGGCTGTCGTAATTAAAACGGTTAGCAGACCACTTGAAAGAATTAATATCTTTGGTTGTTTTCAAATCTATTATAAGCTTTTCGTCATGGTTTACAATATCAGCTTTACCCTTCCACATAACTCCTTCAAGTTCTGCTATCCCAGGCTTTTCGTACTCAACATCAATGCCCTTAATCAATCCTCTGCATACATCATTCTCCATTATCTTTTGAGTCATTAACTCTATTTGGTCAACTTCTTTTTGTAACAAGCAAAGTTCACCGCCAGACATTTCTTTATAAGCTTTTGTATTTCTTGTACTGCTTTCGATAACCTTATATTTTTTTAACTTGTCAGGTTCGAGTATCGCAGTATGGAAATATCCACCTACTAAAAATGCTGGACTTGGTTTGGATTGTTGTCCAAGTGCTAAAGGATTATTAAGCAAAGTTCCTATGTCACTATTACTTCTAAATTGTTTTCCAAAATCGCCGTAATAATGTTCATCTTCCCTAAGCTTTTCAATAATCGCTTTTTTGTTCATATTAAAGTGTTGTTAACTTCTGTTCTTGTTCTGAAGTTAATTGATACTTAGCTTTGATTGCAGCAATCTTTCCACCGGCTTTAATATAGTCTATTGCTTTTTGTACATCGCCTAAAGGTTGTTTTGATTTAGGTTGTAAAGCTGGACTTTTCTTTTTGCCGTGATCATTTATTGCATCACTGTCTTGAGTATCGTCGATTAATAATAAATTACCTAACGCATATTTTTTTGCGTAACTCGAAGCACTACCAAATTGCTGTGGAGTCTGCATACCTTTTTGGTTGAGATCCACACCAACTATCGCAACAGCCGACGTTTCCATACCTTTGTCATCCATCAACTTTGCAGTTGTTTGAATTATAGGCATAGGATTAGTTTCAATTAGTTCTTCATTAATTGTGACTGCGACTCCTAACTCTAAGAGGAAGGGTTTTATGCTTTCGAGAATGTCTTCGGCCGACCTGAAGTAATATTTGCCGAATGAATTAAATCTACTCTTCTTCGATTTAAATTTTGTTTGCAGGGTTGCAAGTTTTTGGTTTATGGTCATACTAATATAATTACATATTTAAAATTAAACTTAAGCGGTGTGTTGCACCGTAACTTATAGGTAATCAAGCACTTGCGAGCTATCTACGTTTTGTATCAGGATATGTATAGCATCCCGTTTTATCTGTGAAATACGCACGTGAGCAGTCGCAACATTGATTCCTAGTTTAGTTGCAATATTATTCGCGGAATGTTTATCGCAATCTAGTCCGTAACTCATTCTTAATACATCGTATTGAATTGGTGTTAAATGTGTTCGCATTAACGACAACAAATATGTATTAAGTAAAGCTATATTATATGGTTCAGACTTATCTATAACTTGATAAGCCATGTTATCATCCTCATTAGGTTTGTCATCAATACTGGAAAATACACTATTAAAAAACATTGCAACCATTTTTTCATCATTTGGGTTGCGCCTAATTTCATTTAGTTTGTGTTCAGGAATGCGTACGTCGCCTCTGTTAATATCTACAGCTCTTCGTATTGCGCCCTTTATTCTTTTCGATAGAAATGACTTAATTGTTTTTTCTTGATCGTCAGACTTAATTAAAAGATCTCTATCAATTTTTGATACAGCAGAACACAAGCCAACATTACCTTCTTGAAATAAATCAAGAATACTTAACACGCCTGAAGCTTGATCAGATGTAGATTGCTTGTGAGCTAAAGTAACAACCAATGGTAGAAAATTAATTTTAATTTCTTCGTCAGTCAATTTTGTATAGTCACCATCAACCGGTTTGTTAACCCGATTTAACTGTGCTTCTACGTCGTTTTTATATTTAATATAATTTTGAATATTATATTTTCTCATAATTCTTTATTTAATAATTCTTTTTCAAGTTTAAGCTGATTGCCCATATTTCTATGTATCGTTCTATTTGAACAACCTAAAGCATTAGCAATTTTGTTAATAGTTATTTTTTGTTTTTCGTTATTTAAACTTAACATGCACTCATAAATATCGTCCTCTGCTATTCTCTTCCCTCTACCTATAAGCTTTCCAACTATACTAAGTTTTTGACTTAATGTAAGTCCTGTGAATTGTTTGAATATTACTTTACGTATTCTATTACGTGGAGGTGTATCACCTATACCTAATACTTCATTAATCATATTATTTAACACTTTTTGCTTCATAAAGAATGTAACAAAACCATTTTCTTTATTAGCAATAAATTTAAATACAGATCGCATGTCATCTTCAAGTGATATACTATCTCCTTCTATGCCATCGGCATTTAAATAATACAACACTAGAAAATGCCATTTTAAAGATTTATATGTAGTAATTTTGGCTTTGCTTCTAAATAAACTATAGCATTCATACGTACCTTCCGCGTAGTAATCATATAGATCAGTGCTTTCAGTAGGTATGTCTGTGATAGGGTTACGGTAATATATTACACGTTTACTATCAAGCCACCTCATTTTTCTCTTTTGTGACATTAGCTTCTTACTATTTATTATCTATTAGCTTTCGTCGCCTTCTTCTTATATGGTTTTTGAAAATCTTTGATTTTTTTTCTGATACCCATAAAGTCAACTTTAATTAGGTGTTTTAAATTTTTACTAGTTTTCATTTAATTCAAGTTTTACGTTAGTCCATTTTCCCATTGTGCCGACATTTACAAGAAAGTCAATACGTTTAGTAAAACGTTTATTCATTCTGTCTTGTACAGTCCAGTCACCATCAAATTCTTTATTTATACCATCTATGCAGACTGTAGCTCCAAACGTGTAGCCCAACTTTTCAAGGTCTCGTGAAACTGCTATCCACCGATGACCCGCAGGATTATCAGGGTTTATTTGTTTCATTGAAGCCGTTACGAATGGAGTACTATCTGTCTGTTCAATTACCGCATGATATACTGTAGCGGTCACTAACTCCTTCAGGAATAGTGTCAAAAGTATAAGGTGTTTCATTCTTATTACAAATTTTATGTTTATCAAGTATATAATACCTCCAGTAACCGTGTATAGCATCGGTACTTTTATATTCATCGGGTATACATTGTGGTGGTTGATTAAATTTACCAGTAGGTATGTTGGGAGGATATTTATTTAATGCTTCCTTGCATTTGATTATTGTTAAATGATTTTTATTATAACGCGCAGTATACTCGTCACCTAAACCCAGCATGTGATTGTACAACCATCTATACTGATTTTTGTTTTCACGACACCAAATACTTGATGGGTGATTTAAGTGCGCAGTTTTATAAGGGACGTCTTCATTGCCGTAGTATCTGTGAGCCGTACAAAGCATTTGGGCAGACTCTAAGATCATTTTAACTTTATGCTTATCATAAACATAGCTTGCCGCTTTATAGGGATCTTTATGTAAATAAAATATATTCATTATTTTAATACGTCTTTAGCTTTTTCAATATAGTTTACAGCATCCATTAACTCTTCTTGTATATGTGTCAACCATACGTCAAGAGGTTGATTATCATCTTTCAGTGTAACGCCGTATTTTTTAAAGCCCACATCAGAACGGGATTTAATTTTATTAATTACTTGTTCAATTATTTTATCTCTAGTCATATCGTTTATTATTTAATCTATTATAGTGTTTATCTAATAAAAGGTTTGCCACCTCTTCTGAGATCATATTGTCGTTGTATAGTTGCCATATTAATTTACTCATAGTTTCTAATACATTTAAATAGTGGATGTCTGTAACTACCAGCATTAGTTCGCTGAAAATACGTAAAGGTAGCTCGCTTACC